ACTAGACATATTAGTGTGTGATGAAACCATATTTAATAGCTTATCATATCTTTCATTAACAATAATCTTTATCTCAAAATTCATTTCTTCAGGTGACATATCATTATTATTAAATAAATCTTCTTCAGGACCATCATCAAATAATGTTCCAGATGAATTATTTGTTTCTAATTGAGATAACTTTTGATCTCTCATATACTGGTCAATTCTATCAAACTGACTAAAATAGTCATTGAATATACCAGCACAATATAATGCTTGTTCTTTTGTTAAGGTTTTTCGTTGTTCCATAGACATAATAAAAATATCACAAATAGATAGATTAGTATAACATATAATATAGATAAAGTCAAGCTCATTTAAATTTATCTGTTTGGTTGCCCCAACTGTCCCAACCAGGTCTTTTGTTTCTGGCAAATAGTTCTACATAAGGTCCTTGTAATAAGTTTTCAACATGATTGTACATAATATCTGGTTTTCTACTATGTTCTCTACGTTCAGACACAACTAATTGAGGTACTGATTTACTGATTCGTTTTGGTTTGCCTTTTGTGGCCAACAAACACATTTCTGGATTACCTCTTGTCCAATAACCTAGACCTGTAAAGAAGCCCATTTTAGTACGATTTGTTTTTGCCCAAGTAAAACCTACTGTCTTGTACTTAAAGCCCCAAGCGTCTATAACTTTAAACGCCTGATCTAAAAGTGGATCAACTACCCACATTAAAAGGACTGCATCATCTTTAGCAAGCTCGCTAACAGGTAAAGAAATAATATCAGATAAAGACATACAAGAATAATGTTTTTCAGGACTTTTATCTTTGCCTTTGTTACTATATGTTTTAAAGTACCACGGTGGATCAGCATATATCACTCCATATTTTTTATTGGTTTTGAATAGCATAACTCATTATTAAATATTTAAAAAGTAAAAGTATAATTAAAAATCTTGGTATAGACCAATTTGTTTTGGCAGCTAATATTGCTCCTGTGGCAAAACCCCAATGTATAGTTATTAGTAATAAAAATAAACTTGTTATCATTAAAAAAATGCCTCTAAACTGGCCTTTTGTTCATGTTCCCAGCCAATTGCTTGTAATATAAATCTCATAGGATCTAAAAATGTTTTTTCAAACTGTGTTTCATAATCAATATATTCTTGTAATTTAAATTCTGTAGGCAGTTTAGTAATATAACTGATCACATCAAATTTAAATGGATTGGCCTCAATTAGTTTTAAAAATTTAATCTTATCACCTTCTTGTATAAAAGGATATTTACGGCCTAGATTAAACTGTTTTAGTTGATGATTATAAATCAAAGCACCTTTTACGTGAATAGGTGTACCTTTAATAAACACATCATTAGAGTGTCTGTACTTTCTTAAATTATTACAACTTCTAGGAAAAGATATTTGTTCAGCAGACATTTCAAAAAACTCTTTTTTAAATTCAGCAATAAACTTATGTAAATCAGATTGTTCTTTACCCATAATAATTTTAATCGCCTCTTTAATTTTACCTCTACAAACTTGTGGTGTAGATGACTTGACAGCTTCAATGCCCATAATCTTTAATTTAGGATCAGATAGTCTAACACCTTCTTCATCCAACACATTTAACATATATCTTTTTTTAGCCACCCATATACCTTTGTTGGCGATTACTTCTCGTTTCATTACCATACAGTTTTTAAAAGCATTTGTATAATCAGCCAATTCATCAAAACATTTTTCTAAAAATGGTTCTATTCTACTATCTACAACCTTGTTTAAGAAATTACATATCTGTTCATTGTCTTTACCCTCACAAGTTTTTTCTACTAACTTATCAAGTGTAACATAAATTGAATCTGTATCAGACGCCACAATATAATCTAATTTATCATGTGTCTTTAATATTTTGTTTAGATATTCATTTACTTTACTTTCAATAAAACGAATAATAAATTGGCCTGATGTTGTAATGGCACTTGCCTGTCTTACATCATAGTATCTAAAGTATTGGTTACCAACAGCGCCATAAGCAGAGTTAAGAGCAATCTTTCTCGCCCATTGAATATTATGACAACGAGATATTTCTCTTACAAGTTTAGGGTCTTTTGTTTTTTCATATTCTTTTTTGGCCTTTAACATTCTTTTCTTATAGATAACTCGTTCATTATACATTGTTTCCATCATTTCAGGTAGAAAACCTTGATTATCATTTTTAAACATAGCACCATTAGGAGTTAAACAAGCGCCTTCAGTTTTTAAATGTGTAAGTGGTGTTGATTGAGTTAACATCTTGTTTACAGAAACACCAGATGATTTAACTCCTATAATCTTTTCGGGAGAGATATTATACTGTATAATAATATGAGGATATAGAGAGTTAATATCAAACGACACCACCCATTTGTGTTGACCAAGTTGAGGCTCTTTTACATAAGCACCCTCATACTTTGTTTCCTTCAAGTGTTCTTCTCTTGGAGGCACACAAATATTTTTCTTCATTAAATGGTTTGCTATCAAAGTATCCCATACTCTAACTTGTGAAAATATATCACCATAGTTTACTTTACTTTCATAAGCAACAGTTAATGACAAGTCAATTAGGCCTAGTTTATCTTCTAGTCCATCAACAATTTCTACGTCTTGTATATTGTAATCAACAAATGATTGAAAGTCTTTGGTATACCAATCTTTAAATGTATCATAAGGCATATCATCTTTACCACGGCCAAGTTCTAATTCACCAATAAAGTCAAGTTTATAACTTTCTTGTCTTTGTGGTATAAACCACTTATATAAGTCCAAGTAATCTAAATTTGTAATACCATAAACTGTATAGGCAGTTTGAGGTCTGCCTCTTACAACAATCTCCTCACTTTTAATTAAACCCCAAGGCGACATTTTGTTGGCCACCTTATCACCTGCTATCATTTTAATTCTATTCATTAAATAAGGTAAGTCAAAGAATTTTGTATTCCAACCAGTAATTACATCTGGATAGTTTTTAATCCAAAACTTCATAAACTCAAACAACAACTGATTTTCATTCTTACATTGAACATAAGTTACATCTGGTCTATCTGTTTTATATTCACCTGTACCCCAAGTTATGATTTGTTTGTTTGAATGATTTTTAACCGAAATACAAAGTAGTTCTTCAATAGGATTTTCTACATCAGGAAAACCATTTTCACAAGTTGTTTCAATATCAAGTGTAAAGATTTTAATATGATCTTTGTCCCATTTAATATCTTCAGGATATTCTTTACCAATATATTGATAGTGGTATCTTTCTAATCCGTAAATAGGTGAATTTTGTGTTACAACATCTCGTCTAAATCTACGAGCAGCGTCTATACTTTTAAATGTAATTGGTTTTAAAAATTGGCCTTGTAAGTTTTTATATTCGGTTTCTTCTTGTGTTAAAGCATAAAGAGTAGGACCAAAATCTAACTTCTCTTTAAAGTCTTTACCTTTATGTATACCTCTTACAAGAAGTTTGCCTTTATGTTCAATTACTGATTTGTAAAAATTCATTATAAGTCTTTTAATAGTGTTGCTATTAAACCATTATGTTTTTCTGTTAATTTTATCTGACAAGATAATCTACTTTGTTTAGGTTTAAATTCAGGTTCATATTCTAATAATTCTATTTCAGCCGTTTCTTTAGGAACAGGCTCATAAAATCTTTCGTCAATATGTACGTGACAAGTAGCACAAGCACAACTACCACAGCAATCTGCTGGTATTTCTGGTATAGGCACTTTTGAATAATCTCTAGCAGCCTCCATTAAAGTAGTGCCTTCAGGCACATCAACTGCTATCTTTGAGCCATCACGTACAAAGTAAACAGTTATCACTAATCTAATTTAGGTAGTTTGCTTTCTGTAATTAATCCTGGTGATGTTACAATACTACTTGTATTTTGTTGATATGATTTTAATATCTCATCTTTAGGATCGGTAATAAACACAACTTTATCTTTTGCTATAGTTATGTTATCACTTTTACCAAAAGCGTTGTATAGTGACATCATTAATTGAATTGGTTTTCCTGGACCTAGTTGTTGAGGTATGATTACAAATGGTTTGTTTAAACTTACACCTTGGTCGTTTTCACCTACTTTAGCGATTACATCTTCGCCAGTAGATAGTCTTAATATTTTCACTTCTTGCATAATATCTCCTTATTGTTTATAATATAACACACATTGACTTAAATGTCAATGTTATTTTTCAAAGCCAACTTTGTCTTGTTTGCCTTTTTTATCAATCGGTCTTAATCGTTTACTTAATACAAACGTTCTATTAGGATTGACACTAACATTCATTTGTCGCATTAAATCTCTATTTATTAATATATCTGAACCTGATCGTGGTCTTTGGTCTAAACCAAATTCAATATCTTTAAATGTAAATCCATTAAATGTAATATCTAATAATATTGTTGGTCTTGTTTCTGATGGTTCTTCACCATCAGCATTGGCTCTATAAACTTTACTTGTACCATGTCTTGGTTTAGTATAAGTTTTTCCATCATACTTCCACTTAATTACTTTACCATCTTCTAATATTTCATCAGCGTGTAAAGCACAAGCAAGTGAGCCATTACCTGTATCAAATTTTGCTCTAACTTTTCCTAGTTCATCTAGTTCAACAGTTTCTAACCAACCACATTCACTATTTGCTTGTCTGTCCCAATGACTTCTTTTTGATACCCAATCTATAATATCATACATTAATTCTTCGCCACCGATAGCGCCTGATGGTTCTGGTTCTGAATAGTAGTCTTTGTATTGATAGCCTTCGTATTCGGCACCTGAGCCTGGACTACCATTGATTTCTAATACATATGGTTTACCTTTGTAAATAATGTGGTCAACACCGACTAGATATGCCTTTGAAGCTCTAGCAGCCTTTAAAATGACTTCTTGTTCTTCTTCACTTAACTTATATGGTTTAGGTGTAGCACCTCTATGAGTGTTTGATCTAAACTCGCCTTTAGCTGCTATTCTATTTGTTGAGGCAAAGATTTTATTATCTACAACTAAAGTTCTTATATCACCATCAACTTCCATATATTCTTGTATTAATATTTCTGCATCGTGTTTCCATAACGCTTGAATTGTAGAAACTAAACTATCCATAGTTTCAATTTTTATAACACCAATACCTTGAGTACCAGTTAATGTTTTAAGTATGATTGGAAATTTGTCGCCAATTAATTTTACAGCGTCTTCTATGTTTTTTTCATTTGATACAAATGCTGTTCTTGGTGTTGGTATACCAAACTTCTCAAATAATAATGCTGTTGTTAGTTTATTATCACAAGTCAGCATAGCTGATCGTGTGTTTAACATAAATGCTGATGAATTTTGAAAGGCTGATAGTAAAGATAATCCTGATTCGTCTTCAATTGAGCCTGCTCTTGTGATACAAACCGTATCTTTACCTACAAATGTATGTTCGGAATCTTTACCATCATAATTATAGATAGTTAAAGTATTTTTATCTTCGTCTTTTCCTGTGATGATAGCATTTTTTGTATTGATAATAACACACTCAAAACCTTTTTTCTTACAAGCCTTTTCTATTAGACCTACAGTAAGTTCTTTTTTAGGTGTTTCACCAGCTTTTTGTTTTTTTACATTAGGATTAGATTTCGTAATAATAGCAACCGTAATCGGTTTATTTTTACGTTCTACATCTTGTTCAGTAATAAAATCTTTAAACTTCGGTACTTCCATTGTCGCTATCTTTTACTTCTCCCTTATTCTCGTCAATCTTTTTTCCAATATTATATTTAGCTGATAGCGTCCATTCTTTTTTTTCTTTAAAAGGTAAAACTTTAATTTGACTTAACGGTGCTTTATTTTCAGCTTCTGTTGGTTTAACAATGTCAATTAAATTCCAATCTTGTAAAAGAATAGCAATTGTGTTTCTTCTTTGTATATCGTTTTCTACTAGTGTGGCTTTTTTGCCATCTAAAGCAAATAGTTCTTTAAAGTGTGTTATAAAGTATTTACCTTGTTTATGTAAAATGTGACAAGATTGGTAAAGTGTTTTATCTTTTCTGGATGCTACACCAATTCTAGTTAGTGTTTCTCTAACTTTAAGGAAGTCGTCTGGTTGTTTGATTGTTACCTCTAACATACTCTCTGGCGACCAATTAATAGTTTCTTCACTCATTTATTTTCTCCCGCCTTTATTCAAGGCCTCTTTTATAAATTCAATTTGTTCGTCTTTTAGTATGTTGAGTGCCTGTTTAGCCTTCTCATTACTATATCCATAATACTCTTTAACATACTCTAAATTCTTCAATTTGGCTTGTGATAACCACTTGCCACCAAATCGCTTCTTTTTTCTAATACTATTTATCAAAAAATGAAACTGGACTTTCTTATCTAAAAAATGATAGCCATTCATCTCATTAGCAGCCGCTATGCTGTCATAATGCATTGATAAACACTTATTAATAATGAATGGTGGATACTTCTTTTCCCAAGTTAGGTCATCTGTATCTAACAGATTTTGCTTTGTAAAGTTAATAGCGTTTAGGTAATCTTTTAATTCGTAGCTCATAATATAATTCTGGAGCGGATAGGCGGTAACGCTCCGCCATCTCCACGTTGGCAACGTGGCGTAATACTTCTATACCATATCCGCTTACGGTTTTACTTTCTTTTATTGTGTCTACCCATATACCAATCACCTGGTTCATAATCCCAACGTTTACCGTGATGACCTCGTATATCAGCATACCACATTCGTAATTTTACTATTAGTTTTCTAAAAAATGTTCTTCTTGCCATTATATTCTCTACTTAAATTTACAACTTGCCATAATTTCTGTTAAACAAGCGACCATATTTATCTCCTGGTCAGCAACAAAAGCCGATTTATATTGATAACCAGCTAAAATTAATATTGCTTGAGGTATAGATTTAGAATCCATAACAGTATAAAGAACATCATAAATTGTTTTAAACAGAAAAGAGGCCTCTTTGTCCAAGTTTTGAACAACCCATTTTCTCATATCATTAAATCTTTTTTCTTTTAATGACGCTACAAGTTCTTTGGTATTAGCTTCCGATAGACTAAACAATATACCACTATCAATTTTACCACGTACAGAATACCTTTGAAGTTCATTTATAGTTCTTCTAAAGTCTGGATAATACTTTTGGATTAATTCTGACAACACTTTTTTGTCATATTCTATATTCTCATCATCAAGTATGCCTCCTAATCGTTTCATAAAGGCAGTAGCCGTCTTTACTTTTTGACCATTCTTAATAGCAAAATCAATGACGGTACAACGACTATGTAAGGCAGGTATAATCTTGTTTACATAATTACAAGTAAATATAAATCTACAGTTATTATAAAATGTTTCAATAAAGTTTCTTAAAGCAGGTTGAACACTATCAGCATTCATATAATCTGCCTCATCTATTATAACCACTTTATGATTAGCGTCTTCGGTAAGAGATACAGTTGAAGCAAAGTTTTTAATCTTATGTCTTAATGTATCTATTTGACGGCCTTCATCTGAACCATTGATGATGATATAATCAGCACCAAGTTCTTCACACAAGGCTCTTGCTACTGTAGTTTTACCAGTACCAGCAGTACCAGATAACAGTAGATTAGGTATTTCTTTTTGTTTTAGGAATTGTGTAAATGTATTCTTTAAATCTTCGGTAAGAATACAATCACTTATCTTTTTTGGACGGTATTTTTCAACCCACAAAAAATCTGACATAATATAAACCTCACTTTATTCATTATTAGGGTGTTTCCATTGTAAATTCTTTTACAATTTCACTATCAACATCATAACCACCTTTATTCATTGTCCAACAATCTTCTTCACGGTCATAATCGTGTTCATTAACAAATTCTTGGACTTTATCTGCCAAGTCTTTGTCTTCTTGTGAAGCTTTATGATAGTCGTTCCAATCAAAGTATAAACCTTTTTCAAAGGTAGGCAAATCGCCAAACTCCTCTATAATATCAGAAACAGCAATTTGTCTATTAAGATAATGTGTTGTTTGATGATATTCTCTGGTTTCTACTTTTAAGTAGTCGTCTGCTTTGTATTCAGTACCGTCTTCTAATTTATAGACTTCAGACATATTAAAACTCCGAATCTGGTTCTAATGCTATCCAATACTGTATAGGTTTATTTCTGTTTACAAAATGACTTATCTTTTGTTTAGATATTGCTACATCATAATCATCTGAAACCATTTTAAAGTTTTCAGTTTTAAAATAGGCCGTAAATGTTTTATCGGTCTCACCAACTTCAATAGAATAATCATTTGAAGATTTGTTTTTCTTGTCTGTAGCAACTATTTTTATAGATTTACCATCACCTTTAACAGCAACATCTGGTAGATTTAAAGTCGTAGCGGCTTTTAATAACTTAGCAAATGTTTCTTTTTTAAAAGTAAAAGTAACT